TGTTGTTTTTGTTGTTGTTCTTGTTCTTGCTTTTGTTTTTGTTTTTGTTCTTGTTGTTGTTCTTGTTCTTGCTTTTGTTTTTGTTCTTGTTGTTGTTCTTGTTGTTGTTTTTGTTTTTGTTGTTGTTCTTGTTCTTGCTTTTGTTTTTGTTCTTGTTGTTGTTCTTGTTGTTGTTTTTGTTTTTGTTCTTGTTCTTGTTGTTGTTTTTGTTGTTGTTCTTGTTGTTCTTGTTTTTGTTTTTGTTCTTCTTTTTGTTGTTCTGCTTGTTTTAGTTTACTCGGACTATATATTCTTGTTACGTCTAATTGATTACTCGCCCAAATGTCTCTCAAAAATGAGGCATATTTTGGTATCATATTCAAAAAAATTGGATAATTATCCGAAGTTTTATTTATTTCTATTTTATAATTTTTTTTGTTATTATTATCATATGGATGAATATTTGGATTATCAATTTTCACATATTGACCATTATTCTTTTTTTTGAAAGTCAAAAATTTATTATAAAATTTTTTACTAAATGAAGATAAATCATTCCATTTCATGTATACATTATCCCATAAATCTCGAGTAACTTTATCACTAGTATCTCCCGAGTCAAGTTTCTTATGAAACAAGGATGTATTAATAATAAAATCTGTAAAATCATTATGTACATCATTATTCCCCATTCCAGGTTTTTTAACTTTATAATTTTCAGCCCGTATTATATCCAAAGAATATGGATATTTAGTAATATCATCTGGTATGTTTTCGTTAATAGAAGCATTTAAATCTGTATTTTCTATAAAAAGTTTTATGAATAATTCTGCACGACCGTCATTACCAAAAAATGGCAAAAGTTCATGTCTTGATTCATTTGACATAACAATTATATAATTTATGAAAAGAAAATATATATATACTATATATATTTAAAATTGAAAATTTTATATCAAATAATTATCATATAATTTAATATAAATAGGAATTAAAAACAAAAATTTATCTAGATCAGATAATCTAATTTTCCGATATTTAATATTTATAAACAGCCAGAAAATAATTTTAGAATTTATATATGAAAAAATAGATTAATTTTTTGATAATTAATAATAAAATGGACCAGAAATATAGCATTGGATAAAATTACAAAAAATATTAATTTTATCTATCAAATATTTATTAAGTTTTATTCCAAATCATTCTTATTTATATTTAATGATTTTTCCAAGTTATTTAAAAATATGTTATTAGTATAGAAAAATTGAAAATTAATAGTAATCAAATCTATATAATTATGTGAATTCAAAATGAATCTTACCAAAATTAAAAAACAAACATTAGTTTTTGATTATAATATTATCAAAATAAAAAGAAGAGATGAAAAAAAAATATTAAATATCATCAAATTATTCAAATTAAATAATTTAGTTTCTTCAGAAATTACAGATTTTTTTGATATTAAAATAACTTATCCAATAACTGAAAGTATACTAAATAAGTGTTTTTTGTTACCTAAAGTACTTAATAATATTATTAACGAATACATTACTGATATTTTGGACTGCAAATTAGTTTGTAAAATTGAAGAAGATAACACATTATTAATAATGAACTTTTTTATAAACGGAATTTTTAGAACAGAAAGTATAAGTTTTTCACACATATTAAATATTAAAATATTATCAAATAGATATTCCATTAGAACTAGACAAACTAGAAATTCCTCCTTTTTTGACGACAAAAAATCACACGAAACTCGTATTGCTTTCGCCGATCATCTTAGCTTTGTTAACGAATATTTTTTTTGGCAATATAACAAAAAATTTTTTATTAAAAATAATACTGGTAATCCATACAAATATAGTTACAATAGAGAAAACAATATATATTATTGTGAAACGACAGATAATTATTGGATAGATACAAGTAATGGATGGACACTTTATTTGGTGTGTAATCTGATTAGAAAAATTAAAAATAAACAACATTTAGAAGTTTCAGGAAAAATTATTAGTTCTTTAAATAAAAAAATAAAAAACATAATGAAAATTCTTTACAAACATAGAAAAAATCATTAATGTTTATGATTATCTCAAAATTAGTCTTTATTACAACAAGATATGATTTTTTAATAATTACTAAGAACAAATAATATTTTTTCATTTGAGCTGCTGAATTAATAAGATTAAGACCATATTTCGTCTTGAAACATCATATTTTAATTTTCAGCTTTACATTTATTATTTATTGTTTGTTTTCAATGTTTGTTATTAATGTTTCCCCATTTGTTTTGACATATCTTTACCTTGTCTAAGACAGGTAATATGCAGTTAATTTATTATTTTTGCTATTCTTAAAGCTTCTTGTTTCATTTGTCTTTCTATTTCTTAGGATCGGCTCCGCCGACTCGCTTCACGAGGCATCTGCGATGCAATTTTATATAGTATAAAAATATAAACAAATTGCATCGAAGATGACTCGCAAAGCGAGTCGGCGCGCAGCCGGTCCGAGTATATTTTCACTTCATCTTCTATATTTTTTTGTGTTCTTCTATAATTTTTAGATCTAACACCATATAATATCATATAATATTATTTTCTTCATATTATTTACAACATTAATAACTCTATTTATTCAAGTAGTTGTATTTTGTATCTTGTATACAAGAATTGAATGTGTTTTTTTCGTTTTTTTGCTCTTTATTATTTTCTTTATTTTTTTTATCCACTTAATGAAATAAATTCATCTTTAACATTATATTTTTTGCATTCTATGTATCGCTGTTTTTTTTAATTTTTTATTTGATATTGTTTTAGATTTTTCTTTCGATTTTACATAAGTTTTTCATGTATTTTTCCGTCAGATAATGAAGACAAGATGTACGATATTCGCCTATCAAATATAGGCGAAAATATTGTTTTAATTTCCTTTTTAGACTTATACCTGGACACGAAGTCAGATTACGCATATTATGTCCACTCCAGTCATCTATTATTATAACATCTTTTCCGCAAGTCTTCCTTATTTTGCTTATCATTTTTATCAGTCCATCTTGTCTTATTTATATAAAAAATCATCTTAACCGTCTGAATTAAATATTTTTATATTCTTGTATCAAAAAGTTCAATAAAGAATTTTTCTTCTCCAAATATTTTAAATAAATATCTGTTTTATATGATTTACTATTAAATAAACTTAGTTCAGTTTCTAATTTTGTTAATGATGTTTTAAGCACATATTTTTTTCAGAACAACTTATTATGGTATTTGCAGGAGTCTTAAATGTTTTATTTTTAACAGTTGTAAACGGTTACGATAAATTTTACATTTACATATATGATCCATTTCTTTTTTGGAAAACTTTAATATATTATCATACTCATCTAACACTGTTAACAAGTCGTTTTTTCCTGGAGTCCGGAGGCCGTGAGCTTCGCTCAACATTGCTATAGAAATGTATTGGCTTTGCCAATAGACCTTCGGTCTGCATATAAATATGCATTTTGTTATTATTTATAAATGCGTTTTAACTATAAAAACATTCAACTCTTATTAACATAAAATAATTTGAAAAAATCTAAAAAGATTTTCACAAATAATTAATAAAAAAAATCTAATATACATACTTGTATGCTGATTGAAGATCAATCGCGAAACCGATACACTGCATAGCAGTGTTGAGCGAAGCTCACCCAGCTTTGCTTGGGCACTGGATTAACATATACACGATTAGTGTGTATTAATTCATCAATCTCCTTCAGAGTTAAATGTTCGATATATCTAAATTCACCGTTTAATATCGAAGGATGATTGTATTCTGGTAAATCATTTAATTCATTTAATTTCTTTATTTTATCTTCATTTTCATTTTATTTATAAACGTGTTTTCTATTGTTAGATATTTTCGTAATTTGTCACATATTATACTTATTACTTTTCTCTTAGATGAAAAAAACATCTAAATATTGTTCTTTTTGAATTTATTTAGCCTCATTTAATATTATTTGTTCGTATTTTATTTTTTCATCTAAATCATTATTAATAATTTGTAAAGATTTGCAAATATATTTACATAATTAGTAAAATTATTAAAAATTCGCATATTGTTTTTTTAAATTATTTCTTGATTTTATGTATTTCTTTTTCCTTTACAAATTTTAATTCATTGGTTTTATCATGTCCTTCTTTTAATTTTAATGCTGTATCTTTAATATCAGCAATTTCTTTGTCAGTTTTATTTTTATATAGATTTATTTTTTCTATATGAAGTTATTGTTTCTTTCTCTTGTTACTGAACTTTCCAAATACTTATGTTTGTTAAGCGTTTGTACAGAAACTGCATATTAATTTGTTTGTATCATATAATCAAATTTTCTTGATTTATTTTTGTATTAATATGATCATAAATGATTCCTTTTCGAGAATTTGAATAGAAAATTCTTTTTATTTGTTTTAAAAATATCATGCAATATAAACGGTTGACAAAACATTACATTTTTATAAAAAATCTTCTTTTGCATCAATAAAACTAAATTCAATTTCCTAATATTTTCATCATTAATAAAAAATTCTTCTATTGGCTCATCAATGCTGGTAACTTAAGGTTTTTAAGATGCAGTTGTATAAAATGCAATTGCATCTAAAAGACCAAAAAATACCGTCATTGCGAAGCCGAAAAGGACATAATTCCTTCACTATATTCAATATTAATTTTTTATTTTCGTATGTTAATAAATTATTCATCATAAATTATATATTATATTTATTATTTTATATAATTTTTTAATTAAAAAAATACATTAAAGTTTTCATATTAAAAATCCTATTCGAATAAATATTACAATAAGAACAAATTTATATATAGGATATTACGCTGTAAAAATATAATATTAAGATATAGCGTCTTTATTTCCTTAATTCAGCGGCCCAATGCTGGTAACTTAAGGTTTTTTAGATGCAATCTCATGTTATATAATTATTTTTTTCTTATTATTTTTTTATTTATTTAACGTGAATTAATAAGTCATATTTATATTTCCATTTGTAT